AATATCTCATCAACGGCTGAGCTATACTTTGTTGCATTAACATCATATAGCTTGGTTCAACCGAGATAGTACGTGGTGTCTTAAGAGTCTTTGGCACTTGAACGACCCTTACAGGCCGCTCATCGCTTTCATCCAGAAACTTAATTTCCGCTATTCTTGCGGAGTCTGGATGGGCGACGGCGTGGTAACTGGAGGGGAAGGATTCTTCCGCTCTAGTTGGCCATTCGCATATTGAAAGACGCTCGTTGAGCTTCTTTCTTTCTGCTGTGGCACCGGACCCGAACTTCCCTGGAAAACAATAAAGTTCTCCAGATAAGATTTCGAGGTCAGACCATAGGTAGCTATTAACGCTAGTCCAAAGACTAACGTCGATAGAATTCCAATCGCCAATGTCATAGACTTGTCTGTCATTGGAAACATACCTTTCATAAGCCCTTTTAATTCGGGCCTTTGAGCAAGGCAACACGACCTTTTTGAATTGGCGTGTAACCTGGCGTATCGCTCTTATCGAGGCAATACAAGGATGTTCCAACAACATACCATCGATATCAAAGACGCGCATGAAATAACCTCGCAGCAATGCGGGGAGACTTCCCCCACGTCTCCAGGGTTTGAATCCCGGAAACATATGTGGGGCGATGCGACCGAATTGGAGGCCCTGTTCAAGAGCCTCTGATAAAGTCGGTAGGGTAATCGTTAGAAAACCCATACCTTCGTCTTGATAACGACTCTCGATTTCTCGAAAGTCGTGTTCAATGGTGCAACTGATCTGCAGTCCTTCGTCGAGAAGGACCCGATGCAGGAGCGTGGTTGGTCTTTTCATTCATTCCTCCTTAAATGGGGGTGGTGAAAACCATCCTATGTACGCTGCAATAAAGCAGAGAACGATCTATCTAATAAGACTAGATCTCCCCACCGAGCAATTTGTCCCGATTTGCGGCGACGGTTGCCCACGCGAGCATAGCTTGGAGTTGCAGAACTAATTCTGCATTTGTAAATCCAATCTTAGGCTCGTCGATTACCAGAATACAAGAAGTAGAAACTTCCTTGTTCTGGGTCGAGATCGGATCAACAGCAATCTTCTTAAGGTTCAAACGAACCTCACGACGAAAACGGTTGGCCGAAACGTTCTGAGTGACTACAAATTCTTGTAGATCATCAGCGGTGCGAAATACTCCCTTCGATGCCGGGTTGGAAGAACCAACTCGGTTAAAGGTAGTGGCGACAGCATTGATTGTCAATGTCTGTGGGTCTGCGTACATAAGAAACTCCAATCTATTAAAAGACACTTTTAGTGGTTGGGACGTTTCGCAACGTCTCCTGTACAAGGCTAGGTTAGCTCACAAACGTGACGCGCCTAGAGCTCCAAGTACGGCTGCTTGACGAGGGGATAGATTTTCCTCGTTGAAGCCAAATCCAAAGGGTGTAGCCTTCAACCTCATCTTTACCACGTCTTCAACGACCAATGTCGATATTTTGACATGGCCGTTACCCGCTTTATTATAATATACGGGTTCGTGGCATTCGTAGGTTGTTTTTCTAGTGACTGTGCGCATCATATACGCATAGTCAGCGACGAGTAGATCCTCGACGCCGCTAGATATGGCTGACATGAAATGACCTAAGCCGGTGAAATAATCGGCCAACCAAGACCAAGGAACAATGTTATACAGGTTTTCTGGGGTGATTCTAAGCCCCATAATCCGGCGATACAAACTTCTCCTCCAAGGCCCATTTCTGGGTCCTGGCGGTAAGTAGTATCGAAACTTGCCCTTGGCCCACGTCTTATACGTATACTCCGTCGTCACTTTCGTGATCGCTAGGTGCGCATACGTACTAGTCAAGTAACATTGAGTTACAAGAGTAGGACTTACATCACTATTCTTGCCAGTATTGGCAACAGAACGGTTGTAAGTTGAAGTCGTGGTGGTATCAGGAGGAGACGTTAGCGTAGCGTCTCTCTTGATAGGTTTTCCTTCATCTCTTAACAGCTGGTCGAGAGCTTTCTTTCTATTATTGAAAGTTCCGAAGAAATTCCTAATATCTTTGATTAGCGGCATAAAGCCAAAAACCACAGCTAAATAGGAATCGCCAGCAATGTTAGCGTAAGACTTCCCTACAAAGGACGGATCAGATATGAACTTTGTGTTCTTGTATCTTTTCTTTGCTCTGTAGCGAACGAGTAGTCTCTTTAGGTCGCGTAAACGCAACCCTAAAGAGGCAGGTAACTCACGTAACTCGTATAGACTAGATGCAGCAGAAAAGTCAGGTTGCGCGGGCTTCAGTTTTGCCCAGGCTTCCGAACCTTTTGCTGCTAAGTCAGCGAGAAATTGAGTCAGCTCCGCATCACTGAATACAGTGAGAGGCGCAGCTATTACCTTGGTAGAGCCTCCAAAGGCTTTACCCCACCCCTTACGAAATATAGGGACAGTGTCACCTCCATACGTAATTTTACGTTTGAAGGCGAGCCACTCCCCACCAGATAGAAAAATACCATCCGCAGTTCGCGGATGATTATGGTTCAGGGGCATATAATAATATGTCCCATCCTGGAAGTATGTTAAACTTCCCGGCGTACCACCATTAACCCAGTCGAAATGTTGACCGGCTTTTTTGGTTACGTACTCCCATGTTCTATTTGGTTTCATATTAGAGATCCTTTGGTGGAGGTATCCGAACTCGACATGGCTATTGCCAAGATTCTGCAGTTCAGAACACCGTTGAACAGGTGTCCCCGCG